CCAAATAAAACAAACAAGAAATTAGCAGAGGTTAAATTTAATAAATTAACTAAAGAACAAAAAGATTTAGTAGAATATCATTTACCGTTGTTTGTGGCTAACAAACCATTTAAAGAATATAATTACCCACACGCGACCACTTATTTAAACCAAGAGCGATACAAAGACGAAATAACAACTAATTTTAAAACTCAAGAAAATGACAAACTTACAAAGATTGCCGAACAACTCCGAAATTCAGATAGTAGATTGTAAACTATCCGCATCAATGCTAATTGCCTTTGATAGGTTAAATATTGAAGTATTCGATTTTACTAAAATTATAGCAGAAGTTAAATCAAACTTTGGTTACGTTCAAGAAAATGAAATTTTAAAAGCAATGAAAAACGGTGCTTTAGGAAAATACGGAAGAACCTATAAACTTTCTACGCAAGAAGTATGTTTCTGGATTTACAGTTATTTAAAAGAAAAAGAATCTAAAAGACTAAAATTATGATAAAATTAAACGAATTAAGAGTAGGGAATTATATTTCCGCATTAGGTAAAACTACAACACAAGTTGAGGGCTTTTGCATTTGGGATGGTTTAATACAAAATAGTGATTTTGCAGAAAGAGATGGCGAAGATTTTGATGAAATATTTTTAACAGAAGAATGGTTAATTAAACTAGGCTTCCAAAGTGAAGAGGCTTTTTGCTACGAACTTGATGATATTTCAATTAACACAAGTAGAGAATTAATTTGGGTTCATACAAAATGTAAAAATAATGTAGAATTAGACATGCCTGAATACGTACATCAGTTACAAAACTTATATTTTGCTTTAACTGGAAAGGAATTAAAATTATGAGTTGGGTTATACAAAATTCTGTAAATCGTGTTTTTAACGCTTTTAAGCGCAATAAAAATAATATCTATAAAGAAGATATAGAAGCACTAAAACTAATCAATGAAGCCCTATTAGAACGCGAAAAAACGCTAGTTAATGATAATATACTCTTTGCAAAGTTACTTTCTATACAATTACGGCAAAATATAATCTATTTTAAAGATATTGGACTGGCTATAAAAGCGATTCAAAGAGATTTGAGAAATACAGTAGAATTTAATATAAACCTACTAACTTTCGATTTAAATAACCACGAGTTAGAAAATTATTTTGAAAGCATCGGAATTGTAAAATACAACACTTTACAAGAGTGGGAAAATAATAAGCAAATAATTAGCGATAACCAGCAAGAAATTAGTAAAAAAGTTTTAAAAAGTTGGAGTGTTGAAGATGTTGAAAAAAGTTTCTATAAGTCTGCGAATCAAATTATAAAAGATATAGAAAATTACAAGTAAATGTTAAATTTTAAAAATAAATTAAAAAAAGTATTGTTTATTTAATTAAAGTACTTATATTTGTATAAGCAATAAATAATTAATTCTAACGGTTTTCGGCTTGGCGAAGTTGCTGAGTACGGAAAAATAAATTATCAATTTTAAACAAAATATTATGCGAAACGAAAACGTGAATGAACCACAAAGCCAGCAATGCGTGCAAACGAGTTTTAGCAGATGGCACGGGTAATTAAAACGAATTTCAACTTAAAAACAATAAATAAAAATGAATACAACAGAAACAAAAAATCAAGATTTACCTGCATTTGCAAGTGTAGCGATTTCAGGTAACGATGGCTATCAGCAAGATGGATTGACTAAAAGAGAATATTTTGCAGCAATGGCTATGCAAGGTATAGTAAGTAATCAAGAGTTTTTAAAAAACTTAAATGCGGAACCCGATTTAGTGGTAAAAGGGATATTAGAAATTGCAGATAAATTATTGATAAAATTATCTAACGGAGATGGTCAGTAGTGCTTTCTGCTAACGTCCCCTCGCTATACGTCTGTTGTGGGGCAAAAAATCATAATTTTTCCGTTAAGCGAAATTAAACCAAAGAAGCAAAATATTTAAATTAATAACCAAGCCCACAATAGCATATAACCGCGGTTAGCAAATCGTTGTGGGTACTTAAAACAAAACGTATGGCAAACAAAAGACAATTAAAAACAATTGCAAAAAATATATTAGCAAGACACTTATTATTAGGTGGAGATTTTGATTATCCAATTGATTTATTAAGTGAAAAAGATTGCGATAATTTAAGAAAAGAAGTTGACGAAATAGCCTATTCAATTGTTAGGAGAGTTTACAAAACAAATAATACAAAAACTGATGTATATTCTATTGTGAAAGACGTTCTTTTAAACGTAAAGTAACAATGTTTGCTAACGGATTGGTATAAGAGCCGTTTCTTCTATGGCTTTTATAGCGTGTTATGCGTAGTGCCGACTTATTTACGATGAAGCCAAATTGAAACACTAAACAGAAAAACAAAAAGAAAAAAAGCGATGGCAGAAATTAATTTTTATAATATAGATTGTATTGAGTTTATGAAAACTAAACCTGATAACCACTATGACCTTGCAATAGTTGACCCTCCTTATGGAATAGGAGCTGACAAAGCTCAAAATGCTGGATGTAAAAAATGGGGATACAAAGAGTATTTAAAGACTGATTGGGATAGCGAAATACCGACTTCAGAATACTTTGAAGAACTTTTTAGAGTAAGTAAAAACCAAATTGTATGGGGTGGAAACTATATGACAGAACACTTACCAGCAAGTATGGGGTGGATTATTTGGGATAAAGGACAAAGAAATTTTAGCCTTGCGGATGGCGAAATGGCGTGGACTTCTTTTAATAAAGCAATGAGGATATTTGAAATGAGCAGAGGGAAAGTTTTAGCAAAAGATAATGAACGAGGTGGAAGAATACACCCAACACAGAAGCCAGTAGAACTTTACAGATGGATTTTAACAAAGTACGCTGAAAAAGGAATGAAGATATTAGATACTCATGGAGGTAGTTTTACAAATGCTATTGCTTGTGATGAGGAAGGCTTTGAACTTGATATTTGCGAAATAAACAAAATATACTTTGCGAATGGAGTATATGCTTTTGATGTTTACAAATCTCAAACAAAATTGTTTTGATAAAAACAAAAGTGCGGTGGCTTTTTTCTTTTTCTTTTTCCTTCACGGAACTTCAATTGGAAACGGTCAGCAAGGCATTACGCATAACGTCCTGTGGCTTGCAGAAGTGGCAATTAAATAAGCATTAACCCTTTGGATTTGCCTAAAATTAATAGATACAAAACATAAATTAAATTAATAACCAAACTTGCCATTTTTGCAAACCATTGTTAGCATTTGTGCGGGTTTTAAACTAAACGTAATTATGAAAGAAATAGCTGAAGAACTTTTAAAATCAATAAAATTCATTCCTATTCAAGAGCGAAATAGTAAGTGGTATAAAGAGTATTTAGATGCAATAAACAAGGATTTAAAAATGTCTCTTGAAAACGAAATTATAGCATAGATGCTAACGTTTTGTGGCTTTGCGTTCGTTGGGGATTTCCAGCACTAAAGCCGATTGATAGTACAAATTTTAATTTAAGCACAAATGATTATAGATAGCACTAAGCCCCCAATGACGCAAAACCACTGTTATACGCTGCCCTTTTCGGAAGTTTATAATGAAGATTGCATTGAGGTAATGAAACGATACCCTGATAAATACTTTGATTTGGCGGTTGTTGACCCGCCTTATGGTATTGGCGCAAATAAAATGCAACTTGGGAACGGGAAGAAAAAGATTTATAGAGGAAAAAATGATTGGGATAATTCAATTCCCAATACTGAATATTTTGAGCAGCTATTTAGAGTTTCTAAAAATCAAATTGTTTGGGGTGGAAATTATATGACTGAATACCTGAAGCCAACAAGCTCTTGGTTATTTTGGGATAAAGGAACTGGAGAAAATGACTTTGCGGATGGGGAATTAGCTTGGAGTTCTTTTGGCGGAGCATTAAGGAAAATAACTAAAAGTTGGGTGGGAGCAAATGCAAAAGACGGCTTAGAACGGATACACCCAACACAAAAGCCGATTTATTTATATGATTGGATTTTTAACAGGTATTGCAAAGAAGGAGATTTGATTTTAGATACTCACTTAGGAAGTGCAAGTAGTAGGATTTCAGCAAATAAAGCCAAGTTGCAGTTTGTCGCTTGCGAAATTGATACAAAATATTTTAATGATGGAAACAAACGATATGCAGATTTCATTTCACAGACGAGGCTCTTTTAGGGTTGCGTATAACGGTGGTGCTATGAGAAGTAGCGGATTATAAAAACTAAATATTCAATTATGCAACAAAATTTATTTGAAAACGAAAACTTTATTGAACCACTAAACCCGCTATTTCTTATAGCACGTGTTAGTGGCTGTTTTTCTTCGGTTTCGTACAAAGAATCGGTTAATTTTCTATTGCCAAAACATTATTCAGGAAGAAAACCAAGTATTACTTATTCGTTTGGATATTTTGAAAATGGAATATTAAAAGCGGTTTGTACTTTTGGAAAACCTGCAAGTAATAGTTTATGTATTGGTGTTTGCGGAAAAGAATATAGCGAAAAAGTTTTTGAATTAAATAGACTTTGTGTTGATGGAGAAATTGAAATACAACTATCAAAATTTGTGGCTTATTGCCTAAATGAATTAAAAAGCAAAGATTTGATAATTGTATCTTATGCCGATACACAAATGAACCATAACGGTTATATTTACCAAGCTACAAATTGGATTTATACTGGAATGACAAAAGCAAGAACCGATAAATATGTAGAAGGAGGTAAACATTCAAGGCATTACGATAATGAAAAACAAAATGGATTAAGAAAATATAGAAGTGCAAAACATAGATATATTTATTTTGCAACAAGTAAAACAAAAAAGAAAGAGTATATGAAAAAACTAAATTATCAAATTCAACCTTACCCAAAAGGGCAAAATAAAAACTACGAATTAGGGACTTTTATTGAGCCAATTATCATTAGAACCGATGTTGCTCCAAAATAGCCACTAACTTGTATATATACGAACCTCTGTTTGTAATAACTTACAAATCAAACAATTAAAAATAAAACCAATTGCGCTAAAAAAATAAATTATGAACTTAAATTTTGAAGATTTAGAAAAAACATTACAA